TCTCCATCGAGCCCTTGTCCCATCCTGTGGCAGAGGCAAACCCCAACCCCAGGCACAACGCCAACGCATCCTCATACGACACAACAAGCTTAGCCATACCGATCTCCTTCAAGGTTTAATGCTTGAGAAAACAATTCTCTCATGCTCTATGATACTCTGCCCAAATCTATGCCAGAAGGCTGTGAAGGACTGCCCATCACACATTTCATGATGGGATTTGCTATGTCCAAGCATCCAGCACAGATGCACATCTGAGTTTCAGAATATGTTCCTTCACGCTTTTCGATCCAGTTCAGACCAGAAACACAGTTCTGCCGCCAGCCCTCCTTGATGTTAATTCCAAGCATTCCAGTTACATGTGCCAGCTTCGTCTTCGATCCACTGAAGTGCTCCTTTCTCAAAACGGGTGACTTGGTTGTGTACGCGGTCGCCTTGGTCTGGGTCGCCGTCAACACCAGACAGTTGAACCTCTGACTGATCCTTCTGAGCTGCCTCCAGATCTGGTCGATCTGATCGATCTTCTCCCTGACACCTTGGGGTGGGGCTAAAATATCAGCGTAGTCCAGGACCACACAGTCGACCATCCAGCCGGTCCTGGCCCAGTCCGTCAGCAACGACTCGATCATTGCCACTGTTAAGCTGGAGTTGTTGTAGCAAGATAGGCGAAATAGATCCCTCTCTCCTACTAGCCCCTGAAACGCTCTATACGCTTCACCTGCACGTAGGAAGCCCTCTGACTGTCTCGGGTCCCACTCGACCACGCCCTGCGACGAGACGTAGCGTGGCACACGCCAGGATTTAGGATAGAGGGGTCGCCTTGCCGCCCTGACTCCCATCCTCTTCAGGATCTGGTTCTGGGAGAGGTCGCCCGCCTCGAAGTAAGCTACCCGCCTGCGACCCTTGACGGCTCGAAAGGCGGCGTCAAGCAACCAGTAACTCTTGAAGGATTTGTCTGGTGCTTCCCAGGCTACGAACGCATCACGAGTCATCACAGTACCCAAGAACTTTTCCATGACACTCGGATATTTGATGATGACTTCCTGGACTTCAGGGTCGAGGGCAGTTCTCCAAATCTGATAGTCGGACTCAGGCCTGAGCAGATTTGTGTCTTGCAGTTGAATGCCCACGGTCGACTGCATCCTTGAGATGGCTTGCTCGACCTGACCCTCATCGAGATCGGTTTCAACTTCCAGACACTGTTTCTTCACGATCTCCTTGTTGAACACCTTGGCTGCTGTATCCAACACGAACGTGGGATTGATGGGTTCACGCAACAACCTTGAGAGATCGGTGAGCTTCTTATCGATCAGCCTAGCCCTGCTTGGATCGATCCCCTTCGATGCCGCCCAATCAGAAAACAGATTGTTGACCTTGATGCCTGGGGGTTCGTTGTACTTTTGCATGTAACGAACTGCCCATCTGGCAATTAAGTTGTAGTCTTCATCTCCGAACAATCCTTCACGAATCCAAACCGCTGAGACCCTTGCACACACCACTGGGTCCATAATTATTCCGGCAAGGACCTGATCAACACCCTTGCCCTCATACCCTCCTTGAATTTTCATCATGACATCTCATTGAGTTTGACGGCGTCTCGGTCCAGTCCAAAATGATCCAATGCCTTGTCCAACTGGTCCTGATAAATTTCACAAGTACCCAGATTGTAGTCGGTGTTCTTCGCCATCCACAGATAGATTCTGGGTTGGAGGTCACACAGCCACTCCTTCGACCAGAGCCATTCCTCATGCAATTCTCGGTGAGCTTCAAGGATGTCCGCTGGTGTAGGACAGAACCTACTCTTCGACATAGCTCGATTACAAGCTTTGTCCAGTTGATCCGGCTTGAGATCTACAACACAGGTAAGAACCATCTCGAAGGCTCCGTCCGACAACAACGGTCTTCCATAGACCTCATACATTTTCCTGAGGATCTTGATCTTCTTTTCGAGGATGATCCTTTTTAGAGTTGCCATTTCATTTCCCCTTCAATAGAGACGCTCCCAAAGTATCATAGTCTTTACGGCATCGACCATTCCCATTTCCTGAGACGAGATTATCCTTGGCTCGATTCATCCACCTTGTCAGGAACGACGCCATGCCTCTTGATGTTTTCCTTTGTCGAGGATGTTCATCACACCACTGAGCGGCCTTGCTTAGTTCTCTCTTCACGTCGATCTCAGGATAGTTCTTCAAGTAGGCGAGGAGTTTACTTTCAGGAAGCGACCATTTGTATTTACTCCTCGTCAGGAAAATAAATCCAGAACCCTGAGTACCGGCAATTTGATCAGAGCCCTCGCTCTGATCTAAACTATCCGTAGGATGATCTATCTTCTTTCTCTTCTTATTAAGAAGAGTATCTACTTCTAATACACCGACATTTTGACGGGTCAGTACCGACAAATTGTCGGGTCTGGAGAATGTATCATGCTTTTTATCATACTTCACAATGGCGGTGTAAATACACGTAAGGTCTACCCGAACCATGCGGTGTGCTGGATACCCTGATGTTTTTATTTGAATGAATCCCTCTTCAGCCAGTCGCTTCAAAGTTCGTTGTTGTGTTCTCTCATGAATGTGAAGCTTTCTTGCGATGGCATTTATTGGGCACCGGAACCACATGTCCTTCTCCAGAAATCTTTCACACTCCTTGCTGTTGAGTTTTATGATGGCTCGGCTCATGAGGTAGGCTAGGATCGTTGCCTCAGTTGGGTTCTTCGTGATGTCGTAGTGTGCGTAGAGGATCTGAAACCAACTCCCAGGCAGATACAGCTTAGATAGCAGGTAAAGTGTTTCGTTGGTCATGGCAGGCACTCCGTATCGAGGGAGGGCACTCCATCGCAAATTTGAGCCTCTGAACAGCTCTCCTCCCTATGTTTTTTCCTATACTTGGCCAGGACCTCTGCCGCCTTGACCCTCTGCTCCTCGGATAGCTTGCGTTTCCTCCTCGGAACCATGACCTCGACCACCTTGTCGAAGTGCTTCAGATGGAAAACTGCATTCACACCATCGACCCCATCCTGAGCTGCCTTGATGAACTTGAAGGATTTGAGTTGCCCTGCTACACCTCCGTTTTTGTCTGTGCAAGCAACCAGGAAATCACCCCCCCACACACCGATGTGTCCGTGTCGACAGAGGATGTGCGTCAACCAGTTCTTCTCAAGCTTTCGGAACTCCGGTCGTTCAGCTTTGTACGATTCGTCATAACCGAATCGGAACCTACGATCTTCAAACAATTTCCTTAGATTCAAACAGGTGGGCATGAACACCTCCTAGAAGAGCAGGTGAAATAAGAAAGCCCAAGTCGTAGTTGGTACCAGGACTTGGGCTTATAGGGTCGAGGTGCTTGCAGAGGGGCAAGCATGCCGTCGCGTCAATTGCATTGTAGTTCACACAAACAAACATACAACCCCCTCTGGTTTGTATCTTCGACCCACACAGCGTCGGTACCACTGACGCCAAAAGCAGGACTGGCAATTCCCATATCGGTTACATCGAGAGGCTCGCCGGTCTTGCTCGCATCATCCTAGCAGATTCTTCTCTGACCTCCAATAGCAGATTCTACCGAAATCCGAACCGCGTTCGGAGTGATGCAATCTCATCATGGGATGCTTCACCTGGGTCCTTCCCGGTTTCCATCACAACCTTGAAGGTTTGTCCTCCAACTCCTGATCCTCCCGATCCTAATTTAGCACACAACTTGTCCGCTCTCCTTTGTGCCTCAGGTTCTGAATCGTAACACACGACTCTGACAGGGTACGAGTACAGCTCCTCGATCTGTTCATTGCTTGGCACGATGCCGAATGTGGCCACAGCTCCTGGACCTATTGCCCACACATCGGCAGGACCCTCACAGATTATGATAGTGTGACCAGGAACTAGATCTGCACCGTACAGGATTTTTTTGTGTGATACAGTTTCCTGGCTCGGACTTGCAGAGATGTATCGTTGACTCTGATTGCCGATAGTCCTGGTCGTCCAGCTCACCGTCTGTCCTTGAACCTTGATAGGTATGAAGATTCTCCATGACAGACGACCGGCAAGACCGATGCCTTGCACCCCCCAAATCTTTGAAAGATATGAGGGATTGAAGCCTCTTGCCATGAGGTACTGTCGATGAGCAGGCAGGAGAGGTCCCACGCCTTTGGGGATCTCGATCTGCTCTGCCCTCGGCTTCTGATGTTTCCCAGGATGCCGATGCAAAGCTGAGACTACAGGCTTGATGACCGGCCAAGGTTTATCAGAGAGTTCCTTCAGAACATCACCCAGCCGATGAGCACCACATTTCCAGCATGATGTGTAGCCATCAGCCAGTCTGATGCCTAGGTGCCATCTAGAGCTTTTACACCATGGGCATTGGAGTCCTATCCAACCATGCCTGACGTGAGAATGGGTTCCACCCTCTCGCCATGAGATATGATTCTCATCCAGGAATTCGAGTAGGGGTGTCATTGCACCTCCTGATGTGAAAAGTGGGGGATGGGTCATATCGTTCATCGGTTACACGGTCCAGTTCGACCCAACCCCCACGTGTAAGCAGGACTGGCAAGCACTTCATCGGTTACATAACACCCTTCGCCAGTCCTGTGTAGTTTGAAAAAAGAACAGGGTCACTGCTCCATTCGGTTACAAACCGTCATTCGACCCTGTTCTCGTTGTTTTGAAAAGAGGCAGGACCAATTCTTGTATCGGTTGCACTACATCCTTCGATCCTGCCTCTGAAGCAGAACCAACATGGGCCTCATCGGTTACAAAGACACCATCGCTGGTTCTGTAAATACTCTGGTTTGAAAAATGGGAGTTGGGTCAGCTACGCCATCGGTCACACGGACTTATTCGACCCAACTCCCAAAGCAAGACTGACAGTTGTCTTTTCGGTCACACGGACATTGTCGCCAGTCTTGTATAGTTTTGAAAAGTGGGAGTTGGGTCATGATCATTCTCGGTCACAAGAGCCTTGTCGACCCAACTCCCACAAGTGTTTTTACTCCTGCCACTCGATCCACAGGTTCTTCAGCAGCAGCTTCGTGGCCAGCAGCATCCCATGCTTGTGGGCGTGGCCACACGTCTCACCAAGACCTCCACACGTGAGGCATTCACCCATCTCAGGGTCTTCACCCTTGCACTTGGTGCAGGGCTTCCACTCCCACTCCGGGTGAGTCACATGGACCTTGGTCTTCGCCTCCAACCATCGAGCACGGTAGATGCTGTGGTTGGCTTTCACAACACCCTCTCCGATCAGGTAGGCGATGCTCCGTCGTCTGGGAGAGTAGCCCTGCTCTTCCCAATCTGTTGAGGTCAGCTTCGTGAGACCCTTCTTGTTGTTAGCTCTGGACTTCCACGTGGCCCCCATGAGGGTTTCACCCTGCTTGGTGAAGGGAGCACATCCGAAGCGTTTCCAGAGCTTGCCTGGGTTGGCATAGTTGCTCAGGTTTCCGGCCTCACCGATCACGATGGCGAGGAACAGCAGACCAAATCCCCGTTGCTCAGGCCTGAGAACCCAGTCGGCTACGGGCAACTGCTTGGCATAGGCAACCATCTCCTTCTCGTATCCATGCTTGCCCAAGTTGAAAGCATCGATGCCAATCATGGTGTTGTCGATGATCATCTTCATGGGGTGATCTACCTCCCCACTGTGAACACGGTTGATGAGTGCCGTTGCCTCCTTGAAGATTTTCTTGCGTTCGGCGGGTGTCATCGTGGTGGTGTAGCCAATGGTTCCGGCAATGATGGCCTGGAGACGGTTGGCTTGCATGTTCCGCGATTTGATTGTGATCGCACGGTGGCGTTGGAGGACTCTCAGTTCGTTGCAGATTTCCTCTACGCTCAGCTTTGGGGTCTTCGACTTCTTTACTTTCGTTGACATCTTTCGTTCTCCGGTTTGAAAAGGTGGGAGTTGAGTCAAGCTTACCTTCGGTTACATGGCGATGGTCGACCCAACTCTCACACGTTAAGGTAGGACTGACACAGATGTTCTCGGTTACATCGGGTCCATCGTCAGTCCTGTAGAAACTCTAGTTTGAAAAATTGGAGTAGGGTCATGAGGACTTTCGGTTACATGGAGACACTCGATCCTACTCCAATTGTAAGCAGACTGGCAATCTACCGTTCGGTTACATTTCTTCATTCGCCAGCCTTGTGTTTTGAAAAGAGGGAGTTGGGTCAGCTACGCCATCGGTTACACGGACTTATTCGACCCAACTCCCATCGTAAACAGACTGACACGCCTTAGCTCGGTTACATGCAATCAATCGCCAGTCTTGTGTTTTGAAAGAGTGGGGTGGGTAGCAATCCTCTCGGTTACACATGGATCTTCACCACACCCCACTGATGTGTTTCACTCAGGCTGGCAACCAGCCTTCTCCATAATCCTGCGGAGCTTCCTCTCAGTGATAGCTTCCTCAACCGTGCTGTTCTCGGGCACGATCTTCTGCAATTGCCTGAGCAGTTTCGCATTCGCCATGTGGGTCACACCAGACCGCTCTTCTCGGCTGGCGATCAGCTCCATTTCCTTGCCCATGATTTTGCCCAGGATGGTTCCTGCCACCCTGTAATTGAACACACTCTCAGCCACAGCAAGGACACCCTTCGAGGTTTCGGTCTTGACTATCCTGGCAGACCGCTCGCTGTACCAGCCCACGTCGTTTCGCATCTGCCGGTTGGACTCGTAACGGTGTCGATGGATCAGAGTTCCAACGGCATCGGCTACCAGACCATCCACGAACTTCGAGTACTCGGGCAGCTTCTGGATTGCTTGGATTGCAAGCCGTGTGGCTTTCTCTGCGTCTTCCTTATAACGAACTGCGGTTGACTCGATCACTTCCATCACGCTCTTCGGGAATGCCATAACAGTTCTCCTAGGGTAAAAAATGGTGTGGAGGCAAACCATCACTCGGTTACATGTTACGTATCACCTCCACACCGTACAGTTTGAAAAGAGGAGTTGGGTCAGGCTACCTCTCGGTTACAAGACCTCCATCGACCCAACTCCTCGGGTAGTTCAAGCAGGACTGGCAATGTGGCTGTCGGTTACACACTCTTAGTCGTCAGTCCTGCATGTGTTCACTTGCTGCACACCTGATTTTGAACTTTTCTTCAGCAAGAACAAGACCTTCAAGATGGGCAATTATTTCCGACCGTGAAACAGTCTCATTCTTGTCATTGTAGAAAAAATTCATTGCTGTATACTTCACAGCATTGTCATGACTCATCCCTCCTAAACATTTTGTCAAAACACGAACCACATATTCCAGACAACAGGAACTCCCGGTCACCAGCACTCACTGATGTCATTGCCTTCTGAATGTATCCACCCTGCTGGTAGGCAAACAGCTCAGGTCCTGGAACCGATACTGTCTTCTTCTCAC